GTGCCAGGTGCCGAGCCGGGTAGCAAAACCCACCGCCACAGCGGCCTGGCCGCGGTAGCAGGCCGCCTCGGTGGCGCGCACCGCTTCGGCTTGCATGTCGAGGTTGCGCGCCACGGTATCGACGAACAGCGTGTACATGTCCTCCAGATCCGCCATTGCCTCTGCGTGCGCTTCCTCGCTGAGGGGGAAGTTGGGGTTGAAGTCGACCTTGCGGGCACCTGCGAAAAGCGGGGTGACCTTCAGGCCGATCTGTGCGTTGTTGCCACTCCAGTCATGGTGGAAGCGGACCACGCCTACCGACCCGACACCGCCGGTGCGGCTGATCCAGATCTCGTCGCAGGCAGAAGCGAGGGCGAAGCCGGCGGAGTACGCATGGTCATCGACCAGCGCATACACCGGCTTCCGGCCACGCGCCTCGAAGATGTGGTCGACCAGGTCAAAGCAGCCAGACGCCATGCCGCCCGGCGTGTCCAGTCGGAGGATGATGGAGGTCACCGCATCGTCGTTGAGCAGTTCATCGAAGGTGTCGCGCACCGCGGCATAGCTCACCGGACCTGGGCCGCTGGCGCCGGGCATCGGCCGGTTGACCATTGCACCGGACAGGTTGATCACACCGATCAGTTTCTGGGCGACGCCCACCGGCTGCCCGTCGGCGCCGGACACTTCGAAGCGGTCGGCCTTCAGCACGCTGTCGTCGCTGGTGACCTTCCCTTCCAGATAGCCGCCCACCAGTGCCTCGCCGATGGTCGGCTGCACCAGCAACGGCTGATTGAGGACCGCGGCCGCGAGCGAGGCCACCACAGGCGCACGGCTGCCGCGACCCAGCATTCGGGCCAAGAGGCCAGGCTTACTCGTCATCGTCATTCCCTTCATCGTTGTTGGCGCCAGGGGCGCCGGGTTTGTCGTCCTGCCGGGCACCGGAGGCGTTCGTACGCCTCGGGTCGCTGTCGTAGCGAAGCCCGGCCGCGTCTGCGCGCTCGTTGTCCAGCGCCTGCTCAGCGTCGACCTGTTCGGGATCCTCGCCAGCGCCCAGCACCACCTTGCTGCGTGATTTGAAGCCCGCCCGCACAGCCTTGAGTTCGGACGTCACGTCCTGCACCGGGTGGCTCCACGGCCAACCCTCGGGCACCCACAGGGTTTCGGTCACGTCGTCGCGAAGGGCCGCATACCGTGGCACCTTCAACAGACCAGCCAGCACCGCCTGATCAATGAAGGCGTCGCGAACCTTCTGGCAGAACATGGGGATCATGTAGAGCCACTGGTCCTGCTCGATGACACGGCGGAACTCGTTGAGGATCAGGCGCAGCGCGCGGTCGGAGACGTTGCGCAGGTCGCCGGTGAGCACCTCGTAGGGCACGTCCTGGCTGGCGCAGATCGCCAGCAGGTGACCGCGCAAGAACTCCGCATAGTCAGAGCCGGCACTGGGCGGATTGGCGAAGTCGATTTTCCGACCTGGTGGCAGCTCCTGCAGCGTGCCGGGTTCCAGGCCACCGATGGCCGTTCCATCGGCGTCCTCACCGGTGATCAGATCTCCGACGGCGTCGCCCTCGTCGCCATCAGCGCTGGCATCTGATGTGATGAAGCCTGCGAACAGGTTGGCCAGCGCCTGCCGTTCCAGCACCGCGTCATCGAGGCGGTCCAGGTTGAACATGCGCAACAGAGCCGGAGCGGAGCGTGGTACGCCCCGCATCGCACCGGCACGGCTCGGCCGGAAGAGGTGCAGCACCTGCTCCGCAGGCACACGCACCAACTCGTTGCCGTTGACGGTCTGCTGCAGATCCCCGGGATGTTCCCGGTACATCCAGTAGGCCACGCGGCGCCCGATGCGATCGACCTCAATGCCTTGTCGAATCGCGTTTCCGTTGCTGGCCACGCCGTTGTAGTGCTGCGGGCACTGCTCCGATTCGATCAGCTGCACCTGAAGCGGCACCGGCAAGCCGTCCTCGGGCCGCCGGTAGCGGAGCCGGGCGAACACCTCGCCGGCTTCGTTCCACTCGCGCCAGGACAGCGCCTGCAGGCCCTCCCAGCCCAGCACGCCGTCTGCATCAGCGTACTTGCCCCAGCGGGTCCACAGCTTGGTGAGCTTCTTCTTGTGCTCCTTCGACCCCCAAACTGGCTTTGCCTGGATGCCCGTGGCGATGCCGTTGGATACGCTCTTGTTGAGCGCACTGACCATCCACGGGTCATTGCGGGCCAGATGCCGTGCCCGGGCCAGCAATGTGGACAGGCCCGTCAATGCGGCGTTGGGCCCGAGCGAGGTCGGCCGGAAAGTGCGCAGGCGTCGGCCATTGCCGGCGGCGCGGTAAGGGCCTTCGGCGATATCAGACATTTCCGGTCCCCGACTGGTAGAGGCGCACGATGCGGCGGCGCCGTGGCGCGCCTGATGCTTGGCCAATCTCGTCCCGCATCTGCTTCAGCAGCCGCCGCATCGAGTCCAGGCTTTGGTAGGTCACAGTTCGGTCGGCGTAGCGGACGCTCAGGACGCCCGCCGAGATAGCTGCCTCCAGCTTCGCGACCTGTTCTTTGGTAAATGCCATATCAGCGTCCCAGGTACTTGCTTCGGATGACGCGGCGGGTTCGCGTGCGTGGCGTTGGCGCCGGCGCGACGTCGTCTGCCCTCACGTCTGGGTTGTCGTCCCACGGCGCGGCCCATGCCGGCGGCGCGGTCCAGTTGATGGCCGGAACCTTCAGCCACAGCGCCATGCCTTCGGCATAGCCGCACAGGTCGAAGGCTTCGTTGCGGCGCTTGGCCAAGTTTTCCCAGCCTCGTGCCGTCCTCGATTCGGCCGTCAGCTCCGCGTAGAACGCCTCGGGCAGCCAGTCGGGAAAGTGGTAGTAGCCGGGCCCGGGCTCGGCCCGCTTGATGTTGGCGTCCACCGTGTCCTTCAGTCGGTCCACGTTGAGCAGCAGCTGCGGCACATCGCCCTTCGACCCTGATTTGCGGTCCCGGCGCTTGCTGCTGTCCGGGAAGGTCTCCCGGAACAGCCCACCCTCGCGGCGCGCGTCGCCCTTGATCAGCCTGACCCTGGCGTGCAGCTTCCTGGCCTTAAGCGAACGCCAGAACTCCAGCGCGCGCACCGAGGTGCCCGACTTGCCGCCCCAGTCGATACCCACTGCATGCACCGGCATGCTGCGGCCGGTGGCATCGTCCAGCGGGTAGCGCCGGCAGATGACCTTCTCGACCAGGCGTTCCCAGTCTTCCAGGTACTTCGGCGGGTCCAGTGGCAGGAAGCCGCCCGAACCGTCCTCCCGCTTGGAGGTGCGCAGGGTGAAGGAATCGACCACCCAGCGCTCCAGTTGCCCGGATTCCCCGATGCCGAAGCCCAGCACCAGCACGACGAACCGGTTGGCCTGGACGTCGACCTCACCGAGCAGGAAACGCACGCCCGCTGGCACAGCACCCGCAGGCCAGACCTCGGCCCGCTCCTGCATCTCGTTCGGATCACTGGCAGAGCGCGCTGCCATCGGCACGTAGTTGATCGCGCCGTCGACGTTGTGCGTGGTCTTCAGCGGCCGCTCTTCACCGGTGGTGGCGAACGTCCGCAGCGCCTGGAAGTAGCGCTCGATCAGCGATTCCCAGGACTGGTAGGCGGCTGCAACACCACCCAGCCAGTAGCTGGCGATGCGCGCTTCCGGCCTTTCACCGGTGACCGTTCCGTCGGCGTGCACGACCTGGCCCTCCGCAGCCCACACTCCGCTGCGGTTCATCCCGTCCTTCCACCGGTGCTGCAGGCCCACACCGCAGTGCGGACAGTGCAGCAGCGAGTAGTGCCGCGCCATCTTCTGCACGTCGTCCAGCACGACCCGTTCGAGCAGTTCCTCCATCGGCGGCAGCGCGAAGCCGTCATAGCCTGGCGCTGCCTGAAACCGCTCGCCGCATTCCGGGCATGGCCAGTACCAGCGTCGGCGATCGCCGCGCGCGTACAGCGCCGCGATGCCGGCCGCCGGCGGGCCTTGGTGTGGGTGCAGAGGCTTCCACGCACCGTCGGCGTAGTCGGTTGCCGGGCTCGATTCGGCCACCACCATGCCGGCGGACATGTAGGTCTGCGTGCGCTTCAGGCCAAGGCCGAAGCACTCGTCGATAGTCAGGTCGCCGGTGTAGTTGTCCACATCCGTCATCAGGACGTCGTGGATGTCCTTGCCCGACAGCACCGACACCGACGGCCAGCCCATGCGCAACGACATTCCCGACCGGAAGAACTTCAGCAGGATGTTGTCGTCGTGAGCCCGCGGGCTCAGCCTGGAGCGCAGCTCCGGGCTGGCGGCGATGCTGCGGGCGATACGGGTCTTGCTGTAGTCCTCGGCCGCATCCTTGGACATCTGCACAACCATGGCGTCGGCCGGGTTGCAGGTGATCAGGTAGGCCAGGCGCGCATCGATCAGCGAGATGGTCTTGCCAGACCGCGCCGGCCCTACGAACACCACCGCCTCGTAGTGGCGGCTACCGGTCGTGTCCAGCGGCTCGACCATGTAGGGCGTCGTGTCCGGATCCCAAGATCCGGCGGCGCCGGCGGCATTGGCCACCTGCAGCACGCGCGCTCCCTCGCTCACCCTAATGCGGCGCGGCGGCCGGATCATCTCGGCAACGCCTTGGCGCACGCTACGCGCTGTCGCGTACGTCGTCATCGGTGATGCCCTCGTACATGGATTGCCGGACGCGATCGCACTCGTCCTGCACCTTGACCACCTGCTCCGGCGTGAGCCCGGCCTTGCGCTCGAGCACGTCAGGAAGCGTGTCGAAGAACTGCACGACCTTCTTCACCAGCTCGGCGTAGTCGGCCTCGACCTCTGCGGCCGGCACCAGCTGCCCGATGGTCGACTCGACCTTCAGGCGCTCGTTCTCCGACTGGTAGTAGGCGCGGCGCTCCATCGGCGGCAGGTCGCGCGGATCGACCACGCCCTCCGCGCCGAACGCCGCGGCACCCGGGTTCACCAGCGCCGGTGCTGCATCGGCCAGACGATAAACGTCGTGCCCAGCGCGCTTGGTCAGCGGCGGGACGCCGGCCTCCTTCAGCCGCTTGCTGGCCGTTCGGCGGTCCATTCCGAACTCATCCGCCAGCCTGGCCACGGACCAGCCCTTGGTGAATTCGTGGATGTCGGCCATGTGCTACCCGATGCGCAACCTATTCAGCTATGAAAATTGGGTTTCTCCCGGGAAAACCCGCCAAAACCGTGCCCTGTGGTGGAGCACCATAGAGGCCGAAAAACTGTCTTTGACCGGGGTCCGAATTCCCCCCGGTTGGTGTGGATAAGCCCCGGGGCCCCCGTCCGCCGTGAAACGCGCGCGTGAAACGGCCTCAGCCGCCGCCCGCGCCGTCCCCTGCCGGCTTCCCCTGCACCTGGTCGATGGCGTCGAGCTGCGCCTCGTACTGCAGCAGGCAACGCTTCCGGCCGTTGCTCACCTCGAACACGGCAGACGGCTCCGCCTCCTTCTCCCACTTGCAGCGCTTGCGCAGCTGGCCATCGATCGGCACGTAGGTGGCCACCGGGATTGTGATGACGGCTGCCGGCGGCGGGTTCGGCTGGACCGGCGCGGCCTGGCAGGCGGCCAGCAGCGCAGCGGATGTAACGACGATGACGCGCATGTCAGTACCCCTTTAGTGCCGGGCAGGCGGAATCGAGCAGCTCCAGTGCCGCCTTGCAGGTGTCAGGCCGTTGTTCGTAGCGGCCGCGCCAAGTTGAAGCCTCCTTCTCGGACGCCTCGATCTTGCCGGCCAGCTCCTGAAGTGCTGCCGCGCTCTCTGCCTTGAGCGCTTCCAGCTTCTCGGCTTCGGCCCTCAGTGCGGCGGCGACCTCAGCCAAACGCTGATCGCGGCTGTCCACGTCGGCCTGCAGTCGGGCGGCATCAGCCTGCCAGTCGGCACGTACCTTGATCACCTGGGCGCTCAGGTCGCGGATCTTCTGTTCCTTCTCCCAGGCAGTAAGCCCGGACACCATGCAGCCGAAGGCCAGCACCGCGCACACCAGCTTGACCTTGCTGCCGGGCTTGCCCAGCCACTGCAGCGCGTCGGCAGCGGCGCCAACGACCAGCGTCCACAGCGCGCGAAAGAAACGAATCAGTACGCTCATGGCTTATCGCCTCCGATGGCGCCGGTGGCCCGCTCCACCATGCGCACGTAGCCGGGCAACAGCCGGCGGATCAGGACGCCGGACAGGCCGGCCAAGGGCAGCTGCGGGGCGCCCGCCAGCGCCGGCCAGATGGACGCGGCAACCGCGATGACCCATGCGGCCACGATGGCGTAGGCGACGACCGCCACAGCCAAGGCAGCCCAGCGCGCGGCGGTCTGCAGGAGGCGATGGCCGCGCCGGCGGCTGGCGTCAGCGGCTACCCGCTCCGCGTCCTTCTCTGGCAGTAGCAGGACGCCGATCAGCGCTCCCGCCATGGCAACTAACAGCACGGACTGCGGTACGCCGAGGATCACCCGTTCGGCCTCCCGCAGCGCATCAGCCGTTGCCGGCGCCACAACAGCCGCAGTGAACGTCCCGACGATGGTTTTCAGTGTGCTCACGGGCTCAGTCACGGCACCACCGTCCCGCCGGCCTTGCGGTACACGGCCAACAGGTCGGCAATCTTGTGTTCGTGCTGGCCGTAACCAGCGCCCGGCAGGCTGGCCCAGATGTTGCTGACCGCCTTGATGGCTTCCCGGATCTTGCCCGCCTGGATCAGCGGCAGCGCGCGGCGCTCACGGATCTGCTGCAGCGCAATCAGATCCTGGCTCAAGGGCAAAAAGTCCTTGAGACCGAGCGTCTTCTTGTACGCGTCGTAGTAGCGGCGCAGCAGCTGGTACCGGCCGGCTGCGGTTGACTGGATCTTGAGCTTCGGCAGGTCCACCAGCACGCGAGGATGGTCAGCGTAGCCCCGGAACAAGCCACCACCGACCAGCACGTCGTAGCCGCGGTCGTTCGTGGGCTGCCTGCCGTTGTCCGTCCCTTCGGACCAGGCCAGCATGTCGAGAAAGGCCACGACGTTCACGCCGCCAGCCAGATGGGGAGTGATCTGCGTCATTTCGGTTCCTGCAGAGGTTCAGCCCCGCCCCATAGGCAGAGCACGGGTCCCAGCCAGACCCGATGCCCGGCTAGGTTGTATAGATGAGCTCGCTCCGCGCAACGTTCGCGCCGCCGCCAACGGTGTAGCGGATCAGCACACTGACGCGAGTGATGGTGGGGCGACGTGGAGTCGAACCACGCGAGTCACAGACGCCGGATTTACAGTCCGGCCCAGCGCCCATCTGGCAACCCGCCCCAGAAACGACGAACCGCAGGCGACTGGACCTCCCGAGTCCAGGCCTGCGGCCGTTGAGTGGAACGGATCGGAATCTCGCCCACGGTATCGATTGGACAACAATCCCGGTTCCCGCTGCAACTGCGGTAAGGTTCCTTACCGCATTCGCGCGAATGCGGTAAGTTTCGCGGCGACTGCGGTAATGTAGATTAAGGGCCGGGAAGCCGCATTTCATGAACCATGAGGGCTTCCTTACGGCGCTGCCACTTGTAGACGTACAGCCAACGATCTTTGGAAGGAACCAATCTGATTTGGCAAGACAAATACCAAACCTTGCTAATCCACATAACTATGGAGGCATCTTCGAGCGTCGATCCCCGATCAATCAACGATTTGAAGCGTATCGCGGTGGATGCATTTGAAATCGGACAAGTCCAGGAAATCATAGGAAAGCAATGAAGATCAGAAAGGTTAAATGGAAGGACCATCCAATTCTCGGGAACTTGTCTCTAGATTTCACGAATGACAGTGACCAGGCGTACAACACCGTAGTTTTCGCTGGTGAAAATGGCACGGGAAAATCGACGGTCCTCGCGCACTTGAGCTCCTTCTTAAGCAGAGGCCCCTTCGAGTTCTTCGAATTCATCGAGTACGAAGTTGACGAACTGAGGTATACAGCGAGACCTCCCACTTATAATCATCATCCATTTTTCTTTTCAGTCACAGCCCCTGATTACAATGTCATTGATATAAATTGGGACCGCCACAATAGTCCACATAAAATTGATGAGAGTGATTACGATCCCAGAAGATATGGCTGCGTCTATTCGAAAGCACGCGCCGATTACAAAACCGGCGGGATAACCAATATCTCAACAAGCTCGATTGACTCCGAGAAGTATGACATTGACGAGAATGATGATTTCACGAGCTTAAAGCAGCTACTGGTCGATGTAACCAATTCCGACCAGACATCTTATGCCATAATAAATCAAGATCGTGGGCCCAACCCTTTATCTTGGGACGAATTCTACACTAAATCCAAGCTGTACAGATTTAAAGAATCATTCAACAATTTTTTTGACAATATTAAGTTTTACAATATCGTCGATGAAAACGGTCAAAAGCAAATTATTTTTGAAAAATCTAGTAAATATATATCGATCGACAAACTAAGCACGGGCGAGAAACAGATTGTGTTCCGTGGCGCCCATCTGCTTCGAAATAGCCGCATATTACTCGATGGCGTTATTTTTATTGACGAGCCCGAGTTAAGCATGCACCCAAAATGGCAAGCTAAGATTCTTTCTTACTATAGAGGCCTTTTCACCGGCAACGACTCAAGTCAGGCGCAAATGTTCTTCGCCACCCATTCTGATCACGTCGTAAAGGCCGCCATGTCTGACAGCAGCACAGCCGTAGTCATCACTTTATTTAGGGATGGAGACGAGGTGGCTTACGAAAAGCATAACAGTTCAACGATTCTGCCTTCAATCACCAGTGGCGAGGCAAACTACAAGGCGTTCGATTTACTGACCACAGATTTTCACATTGAACTTTACGGACACCTCCAAGAAAAATATTCAAAAATTTCCGTGAAATCTTGTGATGAATTAATCGCCCAGAGCACTCACTATGATGTACTTTTGCATCGAAAACCGTCTTCATTTGGATCCACATCCTATGAGACGCTGCCGACGTACATTCGCAATGCGATTCACCACCCTGACAATGGGAATGATTACACGGATGTTGAATTTCGCAGATCCATCGAATTACTTTGCAAGTTGTGCTCGCAATAACAGTTACAGGCATGCGGGCTAGATGTAGTTGAACCGGCCCGTAAATGGGCCGGTTTTTCCAATTCTTAAACATAAATCATTTAGTTAAACAACCTGCCACAGAATTCTTTTCGACCTTCCTCGAGTGCTTGTCGCATTGTGGACACAGCGATCCCGTACACACGCAGGTAGTCCGCCTTCCGCATCTTGGCCGCCTTGGCAGCATCCTGCGCGGCGATCTTCCCTTCCGGCCACACCAGCTCGTTTAGCGCGTCCTGTAGCACAAGCCTCATGCGCCAGCGGTCGGCCGGGTCATCCATTCGCAGCGCGGGCTTTACGCCGCTTCGCCGTTGCCACTGAATCTGCCGCATCACGCGCCTTGCCAGGGAGCGCCCCAGCGCGGGCAGCGACACCCCCTGCCCGCGCAGCGCCACCGCCAGCACGATCTGTTTGGCCAAGGAATTGCCCATCATGCCGACGGCACCGGCGATATCGGCGGACGTAAGCGGCGGCATGCTTGACCGGCCGTCCGATGGCTCGCGGAAGCTCCCGCCGACCAGCATGCGGGCGATCAGCTCGAGCGGGTCACGCTGCAGGGTGGGTTCTGGCACCGGTATACGGTCGCGCACCACCCTCGTTGCTGGCGGCGCCGGAGGCGCGTGGTGTTTGTGTCCCCACGCCTTGGCCGCTTGAGCTTCCGCATCTGCGCCGACGCACAGCTCACTCTGGGCGCTGCAGCGCGCGCACACGACCTGCGCGGTGCGCCGGCTGCTGGCGCTGCCCCGCGCGCGCATGCGCACTTCGTCACTGCCGCAGTTGCCGCACGGCGTCAGGGCCGCTGCGGGCGCGGCTACCGCCGACATCAGGCCACCTCGCAGTTGCTGACCCAGCGGGACCGGCCGTCCTGCCAGACGTCCCACAGGCTGCCGTCGACCTGACACCTGATAGGGCCTTCCCTCCCCTCCAGGTACAGGTAGTGGGTTGCCTCATCCAGGCTCGGGAATTTCGGAGTCATCGGGGAGTCTCCATGGTTGTCACGTTCGTTGTTTCCAGGGCCACACCCTGCTGTTGAAGGAATTGCTGGGCCAGCACGCGCGCCCGCTTCTCGATGGCGTCCATCACTCCCCCTCCGGCCGCTGCGCGGCCTCAATTGCTTGGCGCATGTCTCTGCGCACCGCTTGGGCCAGAGAGGCAAGGCGAGCCACGCGGGTGAAGGCCTCGGCCAAAGTCTGTTGGGCCTCGTCCTTCAGGTTCCACACGACAAGGCATTCCGGATCATTGCTGCGCACGTCTCGATCCATTGCCGCAACTTCGGCCAGCGCATGCACTGCGCGGTCCGCAAGGCTCGGATGGTCAGCCATGGCCTACCTCCGCAGCCAGCTGCAAACCGGTGGCCGCGTCGGCCTGGGCCCAGGTCATCTGGTCACGGTCGATGCTCTCTGCCAGTCGCGACAGGCCCTTCGCGGTCACCAGCACCTGCTCGTGTACGCGCTCCTGCTCACCGTCGGTACGCTGGATGCATGCCTTGTGCACCAGCACGCCCTGCTGCAGGCGGTTCTGGTACGCCAGCCAGTTCTTGCTGCCCGCGCGGCGGTAGATCCAGCCGTGCTCGGACAGCCAGGCGAACAGCTGGCGCGGCTGGACCTGCAGCATCTTGGCGGCGGTGCTGATGTTGAAGGCACCGTCAGCCTGGGTCAGCCGCAGCAGCGCGCGGACCTGCGGCTCCTGGTACTGCACGCGCGCCTCAAGGATCTCGGCCTTCTCGCTGTAAGACAGCAGCAGCGCGCGCAGCGTCGCTGGATCGGTCAGCGCCTGCATCGGGTCAGGTGCAGGCACCCCTGCCGCCAACGCGTCATAGGCGCGGATCACCTGCAGGCTGAAGCTGGCGCTGATCCACATGGCATAGGCATAGACCAGCTCGCGCACCACGTAGCTGCCGCCGTAGCGGCCGGCCACCGAGTGCACCGGGTAAATCCGGGAATCACCGGAGTTGACCAGCTCGGCCACCAGTTCCTCGGTCTGCTTCAGTCGCTGCCAGTCGCTGGGCTGGTGCCGCTTGGCGCCGCCGGCAGCCTGGTGCAGGTCGTTCAGGCAGAACCTGCCCACGTCGTCGCGGCGCACAGTGACCCCGCCAATCATCATTGCGCTCAAGAGAACACCTCCGTTTTCCAGCCGCCGCCTGGGGCGCGCTGGACTGCCAGGAATCGAAACGGGTACATCTCGGCGGCCACCTTCACCTTCACGCGGGCGTCTTCCTCCCAGAAGCCCTTCACCTCGTGGGCCTCCAGGTCACCAGCGGCCGTCATCACAAAGAAGTCGATGGTGAGGTGGGTCTTTTCGGTCAACTTCAGCTTCACGGACTCGAACCGGAACCATGCGATCTCGCCGGCGGCCAGCTGCAGCGCCAGATGCGCGGCATAGGCTTCTTCGGTCTTGTTCATCTCCCCGGGCACGTGCCGCGGCCTACCGCGTGCCACCTTGCCGGCGGCGTTTCCGCTGCCAGAGGGCTGAACAGCAGACGGTGGGCGGTAGGCGCGCGGCGCGGCCGGTGCAGGCCCGGCTGCCGGCGCACTGGCCTGCACGAGGCGGCGCATGCCTTCCGGCATGTCCTGCACGGTTGCGTACCGCAGGGAACGGCTGGATGTCTTCTTCGGCGGCATCAGGCAGATGCCTCCATAGCGCTCCACACGCGCATTGCTCGCTGCCGGAATGCGTCGAACTCCTGCCGGGCGCGTTGCTGCGCGGCCTGGTGCTCGCGGTCCATCTGCTCGAGCATGCAGTCGAATTCGACGTTAAGCAGTGCCATCAGCTGTTCCATGGACAACCCGCCGCGCGTGCGCTGCCCCGATGGTGGCGCGAGCATTGGCATGGCCAGCTGCTGCTGACCCGAGGGCGGCGCCGGCGCACGCTCTACGCGGCCGGCCTCAGTCGCCGCCCACGTCGCCACCGGCCGCCCATCGCGGCCACTGTCGCGGTTCTCGCACCTGCGCACCAGGCCATCACCGTCCAGCTCTCGCAAAAGGCCAGCCACGGCGGCCGTGCTCAGCAGCATCACCTCGCGCGGCGCGCCTGACTCGAGCGCGGCGTTGCCCATCAGCTCCAGGGCCTCCGCTGCAGTGCTCTCGCCGTGGATGCCCAAGCAGAACAGCAGCAGCTGCCGCTGGTAGGCGCGGATTTCAGCCGGCTCCATGCGTGCCTCCGAAACCCAGATCCGCCGCGGCCTGCGCCATGGCGCTGCGCGCGGCATCGCGGTTGCGCACCACGTGCAGCTCTGGCTTGGGTGCAGGCAATGCAGCCATCGCCTCGGGCACGGTGCCGCCGTCCATGACGTGCTTCACCGCCCTGTCGTAGGCGTTGGCCAACATGCGCTGCTGCTGCGCGCCGCTCTCGGCCGTGGCGTAGGCGTGCAGGTCCAGATTCAACCGCACCAGCACGGTGAACCCGCTATGTGCTTGGCCGGGTCGCATCTGACCATCAACCTCTGCCAGCGACGGCACGCCCAGGCACATGGCCCGGAACTGCCCGGGGTTCGGCGGCCACTGCAGCGCACTGCGCAGGCAGTTGCCCATACCGTCGGCTACCTGTCGCGGTGTGATGCCAACCAGCACCTGGAACCACAATTCACCGGCGGTGGTCAGGCTGCCCGCGTTGTTCACTGGGGCTGAGCCGTTCTCACGCACCCACTTCCCGGGAAACATGCCGGCCATCCGTTCCCACACTGTCCACAGCATGCTCACCGCGCGCTGGTCGGGCTCAGTGGTGGACGGGTTCGAACTCGACGTCGATGACATCGCCGCCCGTTCCGCCAAAGCCGCCAGCTCCCGCGCGCTGCTCGAATTGTCGCCGCTGCTCTGTGACCTGATCGGCAGAACCTGGCTGATGGCTTGCATTGGTGCCTCCGGTGGTATTGGGGATTGCGGGCATTGCGCCTGCCGCATGGCGGTTGCGGGCGGTCTTGATTGCCCAAGGGAACGGGTTCGTGACCGGTGGCGATCGCGCCAGCCCTTCAGCGACCGTGTGCCCCAGCGTCTCCGGCGTCACGCCCTCCTTCAGGGCGGCCAGCAGGTCGGGGTGGCTCGGGTTCGTGGAATGGCAACCGGCCTTGCGCATCAGCAAGCACGCACGCCCCGCGTCGGTCACGCCTCCCAGAGATCCTTGAGTGAGATGTGATGTATCTGGAGTAGTAATGGGGTCTGGGGTCTGGGTACCCGTGTTCACACCTGTGTTCACACCACCTGTCACACGTGACTCTGCGTGACATGTCACGCGTGACAACTGGTCGAGTGTCACGCGCTCGTCGCCCGTGACATGTGTGACATGGAGCGCCTTCAGCTGTGCCATCGTGACCATGCCGTCCGGCACGACGCCGACAGCGCGCAGGTCTTCGAACAGCATGGTTCTGCGTGCTCGGGTCCGTGCCTGACGCTCGGTTTCGTTGCTCTTTCGGGCATCACGGCGACCTTGGCCCTCCGCAATCCGGCCTTGGGCCTTGGCGATTTGTTCATCACAGCGCTTGCTGTGCCGCAATCCGTCTTCTGCCACGGGGAAGTAGCGGTCGGCGACCTTCTTGACCGCGGCCTTGTCCGCCGCAGTGATTGCGCCGGCGATGATGTACAGCTCGGCCAGGCTCTCTGGCAGCGCCTGCTCTTCCGAGTAGTACGCCAGCATCAGCTTGAAATAGACGCCGTGGTCGGTCAGGGACAGTCGGGTCGTGTCCTTGAGGTAGTCGCCCGGATACATCTCGAAGTAGATCATCAGGGTTCCCCGGCACCGTGCTTGCCGCGTGCCGCAGCACCGGAGCTGCCAATCCTGGTCAGCTCATGCTCGTTGGGCGGCAACGTCTCCAGCCGGTATGTCTCACCCAGGCTGTTGCGCCAGCGGTACGCTGTGGCGCGGCTCACGCCGAAGTGCCGGACAATGGCCTCGACGGTTGGGAAATCGCTGAGCTCGACTGCCCAGCGCATGAATTCCATGACGATCCTGGTGGTGTTGTAGCCGGCAAGGGCGTGCTGGGGCGCGCTGCGCCGCTGCTTCTTTTCAGACATCGCGGCGGCTACCGGAGCTACGGTCGGCTCTCGCTGAACCGGAGCGGTGCGGAGCGCAGGGCCACAGCGCAGACCGAGGGTCGGACTGATGTTCATCCTGTCGCCCCCGCATGACCCGATACGGGAACCTCACGCCCCATCGCGGTGCTCAGCTGCCGCAGGCCGGGAAGCCGCCGCCTGGCGGCCGCCGGATCGTTGAGGTCCTGCAGCGCGAGCTGCCAGCGATAAGCCGTCGCGCGCGAAAGGCCGAATCGCTTCTGAAGTGCATCAACACGCACCGGCTGCGGCTGCTCTTTTGCCCAGAGGACTACATCCACCATGGGCAGAAGCGGCACCACACTCTCGGGGATTCGACGGCCGGCACTGTCGAATTCGCTGACCACGGCGATTGCCCAGCTGACCATTGCACCGCCGCTCATCGCTGCGCACCCTGCACCGCTCGCGGCGCCAGATCCTGCAGGTGACCCGACACGTAGCGCTTGGCCGTCACCAGTTCCGCCTCGAGCTGACCGATCTCGTCTAGCGCGCGGCGCAGCTCAGGTATGTCCTTCGGGCAGATGCGGCCGTCGGCCAGGACGTTGGTGATCGCTTCGAGCGTGTGACCGAACTCCACCGACAGGCGGGCCACAGCCAGCACGCCGGCATGCGGCTCCATCATCGGAATACGGGCACCGAGAAAGCCATAGCGCTGGGCCAGCTCGCGCGAGCAGGCGTCGCGCCAGTGCGGCGGCAGCGCACGAACCCACGACTCTTCCAGGTCAACAGGCATCTTGACTGTGCCATTGCGGATGCGGGCAATGAGCTGGCCGTTGGACTTCAGCGCTTTTTCGGTGCTGTCGGCGTCTACACCGACATGGAAGTGCAGGATGCGCTCGGCTGGCGCTACGTCCGCCATGTACTGCTCGGCGATCGCCTGGGCGAGGCTACTGTCGGTGTGGCCGCTGTTGCGGATGGCGTCGGTCGTGTGGCGGAACACCACCGCAGAGCGCGGCTCGTGGTACTGAGGATCAGGCTTCATTTACGCACCTCGGGAGGCGATGCAAAGTGGTCGCCATGGACAGGACGACCGAAATTCATGGATTTGGTGGCTTGCGGATCGCAGCTCAGCGCTCAGGTGAGAACGCGATTACGCCGCGTCGACCGGCACGATCCGGTCAGCGTCTGGGTCGGTCTCCGAGCAGGGGAGTTCGCCGAAGATGTCAGGCCGCAATTCATGCCTCGAGACTTGGGTCATCGCCTCGATCGACAGGATGTGGTGCGCGGCAACCGGCCGACGGCCTGTGCGCCATTGCGAAACCAACGCGGGGTGAACCTTGAGCAGGCGCGCTAGTGCGCCCTGCCCTCCTACCGCGTCGATGGCCTTTTGGATCGGTACCACGGGGTGGTTGGGCTCGTTCATGCGCCAAACATAGCAGTGCTATTTACCCATGTAAATAGCATCGCTGTTCGTTTTCCTGAACACCTTCAAATAGCATCGCTATATGCCTAGGCCAGCCAACCCCAAGACCGCTGAAGGCCGCGCTATCGCGGAGGCCATCACCCGCGCCGGCCTGACCCAGGCGCTGGTTGCCGAGCGACTGGAGGTCACCCCCAGCTTCATTTCTCAGTTTTCGACTGGCTTGCGACCAGTGCCCTGGGACAAGGCAGAGGCTTTGGCCGATGTTCTCGGGCTACAGCCCCAGGAAGTAAGCGCTGAGTACGCTCGCCTCATGGACAGTTTCGGCACGTCTCAGGTTGCGAGACTTAACGCCGATATCGTCGTGGCCGCCATCGCTGTGGTGCGCAAGGCTCTAGATCTGGCCACAGGCGAGACATTCGATGTCGAGCAATCGCCCGATCTGTTTGCCCAGGCGCTGCGCGTTGCACTTGCTGCGGATTTGAGGAAACAGGGGAAGCGTACAGATGGATCTCGATCAGGAGATGGACAAGCTGGCTCAGCTGATCGCGCTGCGCGCGCAGCGGAAGATGGGCGACAAGCCCAAGCTCACGGTGGTCGGAAGCGTAAAGCCGGCTGAGCTGCCGGCTACAGCACCTGATGGAGTCAGCAGGAAGATCACGCACTCGGCGGTCCGCATGGACGTCGTACTTCGTGAGTCCCACTGCCGGATGATCCGGCACTTTCAGAGACGTTGGGGCTCTCCCATGCAGCTCCTGATCGACCAGGCTTGTTTCGGTTACATGGGCATCGAACAGCTTCCGGATGATGACTTGATCCAGCTGCATAAGGACTTGGAGCGCGCCGAAGATTGCCTGCGGGACGGCGTCAGCTTTGAAGATGCCGGCTTACTCCGCAGCCGCTATGGTTAAGAGGCATGACCAATGAGGAAGTATTTTTCTGCCGCTGGGATCGTGGTGCTCGCCCTTTGTGGGTGCGTCAACGCAAGCAACCCTAGCAACGATCCTGCGCGCGCCGCAGCTGCCCGTGCTTCTGCATCGGCAGCCGAGGCTGCGACAAAAGCTCAAGAGGCCATCGACACGCTCAAGGGATCAACGGCCGAACTGTGCGAAGGCGAATCTACTGCTGCCGAGCGCATCATGAAGGCAAGGCAGATGGGCACACCGATGGCTACCGTCATGGCTACTGCAACGAAGTATGGTGAGCCGTACGTGGGCTTCGTCCACAAGGCCTATGACCTTCCTCGCTTGACCAGTGAGGCCGCCAAAGACTTGGTCACGGGGGAGTTTAGAGACGCTGCATACAGCGACTGCCTCAAGCGTTGGGAATTCTGATTTCTTAACGGATTCAGAAATTCATTGAGACAAACACGACTCGTAAACAGCATCGCTATTGTAAAGGTTAGATAGCAGCGCTATTGTTCCGTCATCGGCAGCCGCCGGAACGGAGACCTAGCAATGCCCCTGACCCTCAACACCATGCGCACCGCCCGCGTCGGCCTGATAGCCATGGGGCCTTGGTGGTTGATCCTCCCCCCGCCACTACGCCGCTGGCTCGGTCTTTGCAGCCTCGAGCTGCATGTAGAGCTCACGCAGGCCGGTGCAGCGAGCCTTGATGCAGCGGCCATCCTCGGTCTCGGCCACGATCGTGATCGGCTTGAGCACAACTACTTCATTGAGTGTGGCACCGTGCACCGGGCCGATTGTCCGCTTCTTGCCAGGATTGAGCAGGAGCGGAAAACCTGGGTGTCAGTACTTGTCCGTGAGCCCTTCCGACCGCGTCTGAAGTTTCACACCCCCGGCCAAGCTCACCTTTTCGATCGACACGGGTATGCGCCCGGTGTTTACGAGATCGACAAAGAGCTCGAGCGATCCGTTCTTACCCATCTGCAAGCGCGGAATGACCTTCCAACGGACGGCTCCACGGCGGTAGGCGATCACGGTGTTGATCACACCAAGGACCGCGCCGAGCAGCGCGATGGCGAAGGTCACGTAGCCCATCCAACCAACAGATCCCATCCCTCTGCCCCCTAAAAGTCCTTGGCGCAGAGCATAGCGCCCTGTGCCTTTCCCGAACCGGAGAGAGTTCATGCCCCTGACCCTCAGCACCAAGCGCACCGCCCGCGTCGGCATGGCCGCCTTGGCGTGCTTCATCGCCCTCGGCGTCGTTGCCTGGGCCACCCCAACCGATGCACCCGCCGCGGCTACCGACGACGCGCCAGACGGCCTCGTGATCACCAGCCCCCGCATCTGCGCCGCCCTGGCTGTGTATGAGCTGGCCGCCGGGAACGATTGGGCACTGCGTGCCACCGTCGCCAACACGACGCTCAACGCCTTCCGCGATGCAGACCGGGTGCCCGACTGTGCGGCAGGCGTCACTGCGGCGCTGACGCAAAACTTCGAGCCGGCGCGCTGGCAGCTTTCCCTCGACGCGGCCGATGCCGTCCTGAGCGGCTCCTATGAGATTTCCCCGGCGGCGTGCGTCCGGGCCAATGCGGTTGTCCCCCTGTCGACCGCAGACGGCAAAGAGCCGAGCACCTCCCCGGTGCTGGCCCGGGCGCAGTGCGTCATGCACGAACTGGCCTTCGTGGAGGTGGCGCCGTGATCACCGGCCTCCGTACTGAACCGCGCGCCGCGATGATCGGCACACAGCGCCTGCCCCTGAGCCCCACCGAATCTAGGGTGCTGCAGCTGATCATCAACGCAGGTGACACCCCGATCAGCCGCTTCCAGATCGAGCGGGAGATCTACGGCGCCTCCGGCCGCAAGTCGAACACCGTCGAGGTGACCATCTGCCGCCTGCGCCAGAAGCTGGCCCAGCACGGCTACCGCATCAATGCCACCCGCAGCCGTGGCTACACCATCAGCCAGGCCGGTGCAGCATGATCGCCGCCATCACCTATCCCCTCGCACAACGCGCGGCCGTCGCCGCCAAGGCGGCCGCCACCGCCGCCACTGGTATGGGGTTCGCCCCGAATCTGGTCGCCGCAGCCGCTGACGTTGCCGCGCGCGCAGTGCTGGAGCGCCGCGCCAGCGCCGGCCGAGCCATCGCCGACGTGCGCAAGAGCCTGCGCCGCATGGTGCGCGCACAAGGCGGTGCAGCATGAGGGCGCCAGCGATCAAGCTCCCAGCACCTGACCTGACACCGGGCCAGCGCGCGGCCTTGGAGCGCGCGAAGCGCCCCCGCCGGCATCCCCACCGCGTGTACTGCACGCACCATGCGAGCGCGCAGCGTCAGCGCGAGGCAGAAGAGCAGCGCCAGCGCGTCGCGCCGAACCTGCACAGGTTGGTGCGCTGATGGACGGCCTGCATCCGATCGGCGGCGGCCTGGACGCGGTGATCGTCAGCACGGCCACGCCGACGCCTGAAGAGAGGCTGCAGCGGTACGCGGCGGCAGTTGCTGCCCACCCGTGCCGCTGGTTTTCGCTCCGTGTGCAGTTCGGCCAGATCCTGCAGCGCTCGCTCAAGAACGGCACACGGGTGGGCTACGCAGCGTGGCAACGGCAGATGCCGGCCCTCTGGCCCCGCGTACACATCAACTGACTGGAGAAGCTTCGTATGCCGACTATCACTGTCGACGTCGACCTTGATGAATTCGACGACCAGGACCTCTTGGAGGAGTGCAGGGTTCGCGGTCTCAACGTGCTGCCCACTGCCCCTGCCGATGTGCCTGTTGCGGAGCTGGTTGTTGAGCGCGCCTATCTCGCGGCTCGCGCCATGACCGAACTTCCGCAGGAGCTGAAAGACCTGTTCTGGGTCGTGCATGGCCGCGCAATCGCATGACGTCGAAGGGCCGCCCGGGATGGATCTCCGCAACCAGCTCGACATCTTCGACCACGACCCAGCCCGCCTGGCCAAGGCCAACCGCGCCGCCGCCGAGCACGCACTGACGGATCCGTTCTTCTCCGCGAAGGTCCGTCAGGACCGCCACGACTACTACATCGCCGAAGCCAAACGCCTTGAGCGCTTGGCAGCCATGGCCGAGAAGCCGGCCACCACCGCAGCCTGAGATCTCCCGAATGAAACAGCCTCAGCCCAGCGAAGCCAAATCTTCAACTCCGATCCCCGACAGCGCGATTGAAGCGTTCCGCGCTGCCTACGCCACTCACGGCGCCCCAAAGGGCTACGCGGAAGCCATCCGTGCCGGCCTCGCCGCCGCAGCGCCACTGATCAGCCATGACGCCATGCTCTCGCTCGAGCAGGATGCGCAGGCCTACCTGGTGCGCCAGCTGGACATTGCCCTGAATGGTGAAGCCGCCGCAGCGCGCGAGCCGGTGCTGGCTGATCTTCTGAGCCAGTGTCAGCAGGAGGTTCGCCGCCGCAGCGGTCCAATTCTGACCACGCTTCCGATCGGCGTGCAGCACCACCTACGACAGGTGTTCAGCGATATGGCCGACCGCTCGCGCCTACTGACCGACGTCGCCGTACGTGAAGTCGTGCTGATGGGCACTACGGAGGTGCGCTGTGGCTGAGCAGTCGACCGCCGGTGCCCTGCCGGAAGCCGAGCTGCACATCCTCCGCCACGCCCTAGGCGTCGGCGAGCACGGCTGGGAGCGGAACTACCGCAATCATTTCGTCACCGGCCCAGGCGGCGCCGACCACCAGCACTGCATGGCGCTCGTCGCGCGCGGGTTCATGGTCCAGCGCGCGGGGAACGCGATCACTGGCGGCAGCGACCTGTTCAACGTCACGCAGGCCGGCCGAGCCGCGGTGCAAGAACAAACACCGCCGCCGCCGAAACTGACCAGGTCGCAGCAGCGCTACCAGCAGTTCCTGCGCTACGACGGTGGCGTGACGTTCGGCGAGTACCTGAGGCGCTGGCGATGAAAGCGATCACCAAAGACACCAAGGCGCGCAATGGGAGGTGCATGCCTATCTCACAGTGCTGCGCTTGCGGTGACCTGCTACGCCTTCGCAGCTCTCTTGTAATCGGAGGCAAGGTCAAGAAAGAGCTGTGTTGCCTTACGGGCATCTCTCGCCCATTCGTCACGAAGCGCAGCGTCACTGTGCGCGGCTGTATCGAGATTGACCAGTCTTTTGGACTGACGAACAACGTACTCAGCAAGCGACGTGGCATTGGCGAGCAACAGCGCGTCACCTTCTTCGAGCTGGTGGCCGGTTCCTTTAATGGCCTCCATGGCAGCCGTGACCCTTTGGATCTCATCCTCGACATTCGGAAGGATGAGATGAGCGTCAGCACGAATGACCGAGCCCAGGGATGTGACCGCAGCTTGAGCTTCATGGACGTGGGGATAAAGCGCGATCTTCGATCGCAATGCGTCGTGCTTGGCTTTGCGATGACGCGCTTTCGTCTCTTTGAGAGCAAGAGCGAGAGCAAGCCCAGTTGCTGCTGCCGTGGCGATGGCAGACCAAGCATCCCAATCGATTACACAAGATCGGCTGAGCAACCAGCACTGGCTTACTCCATCCATCATGCTCATCCCGAACTCCATTCGTGGTGTGGCCGGCATTCTGCCACGGCTCGTGTCCACTCGGTGGCCACCCATGGCTGACCAGCTGCTCACAACGGCCTCTACAAGCGCCCCTTCAGCGCCTGGACGCGAGACCGGCCACGTGGCGCTCAACCGCAGCCATGCCGAGCTGCATAGCGTCGCCCTTGCTCCTGATCACACCCTCGGATCGCAACTCGACAGCGATGCCGTCGACTTCGGCTGTGTACGAGAAAACGTGATCCACGCTGCTCGTGATGGTCAGCACGAAATGGTAGCCATCGTGGAAACCGCGCAGGGTTCGATGAAAGCCACGAGTGGTCATGGGCCGGGCGCGGTAGAGGACGTGCTGCACTGTACAGCTGAATGCGGCACGTCGTCAGCATCGAGTGTGGCGGCTGAGCAGCTGCTCACCGCTGCACCATGGAATGGCAAAGGCGTCATCGATCAAGATCTGGCGTTCAAGATCGCCGACAGCCTCGTTTCGCGGAGACTGGTCAAGGGATGGTCGCGTCAGGCCATCCTATCCAGCATCGAGGGAGGTCCGTCGCCATGCGGGCGTGCGTTCTACCTGATGCGCGGTGGCGTCATCGTCGTTGCCCTCTTCCCGATGACGCAGCTGAGCGATATGAACGGTCGCGGGTACTGGTACTCAATCCGCGACCTGTTCCCGCCGCTGCCCGAGCGCACCCATGCAGGTACTGAAGATCTGCAGCCGTTCCAGGTCGGGGACAAGGTCTGGGCTTGGTACAAGGACGAGCCCAGGGCTGATTATGGCCAACCCGATCAGCCGGGCGACGCCACACGCTGGAGTCGGTGCTTTCCGCTGTTCACCGTCAAGAGCGTGACGGGTCCACACCTCGAACCGGCAAAGTTCGCCGGTCGATCGCACTACCAGGTGCAGCTCAGGTACCGCGAAGGGCCGCCCTCCACCCACTACGACGCGGGCTACCACGACGTTTGCCCGATCAAGGGGCGTCCCTGGCAGATGCGCGGAGACGGCGACTACCTGCTGCTGGTGCACCGTGCACCGCCTGCGGCAAAGCCACGCCGTGCTACTGCGGTGCCACCGCCCACCCCCACCCTGCCGCCGCCGTTGCCGGCCCAACTGGAGCTGTTCGCATGAGCCCCGGCCGCAATGCTGCATCTATCCGCGCTGCTCTGCGCGGCGCTGTTCCCGCCCACGTCACCGCGCGTGACATGATCCGCCGTCACTGCCGGGAACACGGCAAGCAGCTGGTATGCCTTGCGCCTGCATGGGGCTGCCAGGTATTCAGCGTTCGGCGCGCGTTTGGCCGAACGTCCCGTCCCCTGCAGCCGCATCAGGTTGAGGGCGCGATCACAACGCTGCAGCTGGACGAGTTCGACGCCAACGAGCTGCGCCTGCGTGCAGCTCGCGAGGCCGGGTGGAACATCGATCCCAAGATGCTGCTCGAGGGCGGAGCATGAGCGGCGATGCTTCGACCTTGACCACAGCACCGCCGCCGACTGCGAGTGACGCCCTGCGCGAGATGCGAGCCGCAAGCCGCGCCGGTCATGCAGTGCCGGCCGATCAGGTGAATCGATGGGCCACCACGCTGATGTGTCTGTTTGGCCAGCAGCGGGCCGTCAGGCTCGAGCAGTGGGGCGGATCGTTCTGGTATCAGATCGATGAAAAACAGTGGTACCGGGCACTTGCAGCTGGCGAACGAGTGCGGGCGCTCTACACCCAGCCTTTGCTCCACGAGCTCCGCAGGGCTGGGGAGGATCGTGATCACATCTGGTCGGCGGACCGAACGCACTGCACCGTTTGTAACGACCCTTTCGATTGGGCCGATCCGTACTGCAACCCGCCCAAGCCGCCGGCGCCTATCGCGCTGAAACCTCAGCCGTTCAATCCCTCCTGGGTTCTCCCACTGCTCGACCGACTGGAGCGAGCGTTGAAGCGTGAAGGCAAGCGGGAAAGGGACGAGTGGGGTTTCCGAATTGCGCAGCTGCGTAAATCAATCGATGAGCATACGAAGGAGAAATCACATTGACCGTTGAGCACATCAAGGCCGCCTCGGGCGAGCGGTCACCACTGATCCACCAGCAGCGCGCAGCCATAGCAGTTGCAGCAGCGCTCGAAACCGCCCTGACCAGCACGCGCCCCGGCAGCGGCGGCGGCCGCGCATTGACCTTCACGTTTGCCGGCGAGCCGCAGCTGCAGGCCGCGTGCGACGCCTGGCGCGCATACGCCCT